GTCTGTACTTCTCTTACCGGTGAGCATACAATAACTCAAAGGTGGGAAACGGCCTGGCGGGCCATGGTATTTTAAGCAGCACACGGGCTGAGATACGCACCATTCACGTACCATTGGGACTTCCACACTCATTGTCTGCGACAGTTTTCCTTCTTCGCAGGCTCCTATGGAATCCTTAATGTGGGTTTGATTATACAGGACCCAACCCTGTTGAACTTTCTCTCTTATGTGCATCCAAAAGTTCCGGCACAGCTATTGACTTGGGCAATAGCTTCCCATGGTTCCGCTCGTTTTATAGTTGGGAGCGGGCTCCAACTAACCCTAAGGTCCTGGTGTAGAATTGTACACATATGTCGTTGGGACATTCAAAAAGAACAAAAGTGAAAAATCATTCCCTGCGCACGCATAGTAAAATACTTTCGTGTCCGTGTTCTGATTTGATGATCCCAACGCTGACATATCTAGCTCAGTTCGAACTGCCTCATACCTAGTATAATCTAGGTTGGCTGGATTAATCGTGTTACGATATCCAGGATAGGCGCTAACAAACTTAGCTGGGTTAAACTGTGGGATAACCACAGTAATACCCTGTTGTGTACGTTGGGCAGTGATAGCACTACCACCCACACCAGCATTGATATAGAGTGCTTTCCTATATGCTGAGGTGTTGGAATCCACAAACGATTGATTGTGGGTGTCCAGAGCATAGGCAGTGTACTCCATGGCTGGGTCCCTAACAACTCTAACATGATTTAATACTCCAACAGAAGCTGCATTAACTGTCCATTCCATTGATCCTCTAACACCCACAAAACACATCATAGTCCAAGTAATTGGATTTAGTGAAACGTAGTTGAATTGGAAAAATGAGGCAGTAGTAATGAGACCTCTTGCGGTATTAATTCCCGCCGGGTCATACCCGTAATGAGGCGGAAATTTAAACCAGATCTCACTGAGCGTCTGATCAGAACTTGCCGTATCATTCCCCACTCTCCAAGAACGCACATAGTACTTCCTATGGAGGAGGGATCGAAGAGTTGAAACTCTCTCACCAAAATTGATTAGGTACTGCTCATCTGGGAGAGAGTGGACTTTACCAGCCACAACTGATTGTGGCTTATCTCCTTGGGTCCCCTCTTTATGAGGGAATTCTGAAGTTTGTGTGACAAACACACTACTTGGGGCTTTCCACATGCATGGGTTTGCGAATTCCAGATTCTCTGCACCTTTAACAAATACCATCATAGTAATGTTGCTGGTGGATGTTGGACCAGTTAAACCAGTCTGGACTCGCACTGTCAAAGCTCCATTCATTTTGTTAGGGTCTAGTGTCCACGTAGGTGTGGCAGAAATAGACCATTGAACAGTGCTTGTAGACCATGCCTGCTCTGTAACGAGCCAAGGAAGGGCTTGGTGATAAGGAACTCGGAATTCAACATCAGTATCTTTTCCAAGGTCGACAACGGCAGTCTGCACAACATTTGCTGTATCAACAGTGTTGAATAGATTAGCACCGCTATTACCAAGAGGATCCCAAGAAATGCGGACACGTCCCTTGTGATATTGGGTACAGATAAATTTGAAACGAAAGATAATGTCTCCTCTCCAATTGCGAAACATGCGAGAAATCCACGCTTGAGGTGTGGCATAAAACGCAGTTTGCTGGGTTTGCGATAAAGCTGCAAAGAGACAGGGTGTAACGTTCGTTGAAAACAATATTTTATCCGGGGCGTCAGTCCCAACCCAACCCACTTGTGTTAAGAACGATTCCCTTTGGACAAGCGATCTTATTGAAAGCTCATCTTCTGAGGGAAGACCAACGGTTGACGGATCGATAGTCAATTCGTTCTTGGGGTCTAGTGTCAATTTCTCACCTGGAAATCTAACTTCAGAATTTGCCATTTGAGGGAATGGCGAGGGTCGATAACTCCTGATGTCCTCAATAACAGGAGGATTTGAAAATCCGAACATCGAAGAAATTCTGGACACGGCAGAAGCACCAATTTGAGCAGCGGTCGCAAAGCGGCCGATGCCAGGTGTATCTTTTAATTTGCCCGCTGCAGCTGCAATAGCAGAAGCAGGTCCAGACACAATGCCAGAAGGATATTCGTCAGTCTGCATTGTTAGCCCAACAGACGGGCCAGACAATTCCACATCCTCAGCCCATGCATAAATCTGCATGGTAACACCTGCTGAACTCACACCATTAGCACTTTGGAGAGCAGTATATGAAATGAACTCAAGTTTCCCCATGTCAATGAAGTCTTGGGACAACTGAGTGTTCAACCAATTCTTCTGGAAGAAGAATGGGAGAGTCATTTCACCACCCTCACTGTTTGCTGGGTAAATCCAGAGGTGGGGACGCTGAGAAAGAGGGATTAGATAGTTCTGTGTAATATCCACAGCTATTGTTGACGGAGTCAAAGTAGGCAATGGTTGGTACGCAGCTATCATAGCCCCATAATAGAAAGGAGAAGCATTGATTAGAACCTTAACCTTAAGGTTACACCTCACAAAAGCAAAGTTGGCAATCTTATTCTTGACATAAGTGTTGTTAAAGAACAACTGCCAAGGATTAATTGTTAACAAGTTACCAGGGAAATCAGACTCATTCCAAGTGAGGGTACCAATTCGGACGGGCCTACTCAAGAAATCCTTAAGACTAGACTCTTTCATATTGTCATTGTGTTGTAATCCGTCATTGTAACGGAAACCAGCATTTGCTCCAGCACTTTCGTCAAGAAATTGGACAGTCTCCTGAGTGAGATGGTCTCCACCATCACTCATAGGATTCATTACCAGGTCTCCAGACTGGGTGATAAACTTTGCGTGATTGTAACACTGTTCCTCTACCCCAGTGGGGGAGGTGTTACCACTGCTGCGCTCCTGCAATCTCTTAATATCAGCTGGTATAACTGAATTTGGAGAAGCTGGAGGCGAATCGACATAGATATCAACAGAACTGCAACAATTGCTAGTAAAAAGGTTTTTGAAAATTCGGAAAAAAGGTGGTCGGTCACTATAACCTGGAGTAGGACCCACTACTTCCAGGAGCACAGTTTTCGGATTGGAACCTAGCCAAATCCTTCCCTAAATAGGGACTTCGGGGAGCGCCCCGGCGAGGTAACACATCATATCCACTCTCTGTTTCTCATTGAAAACTGATAAAATAATGGACAGCAGTAACTACATGATGTGGATATCGTTTGGTTTTGCAATGGGACCAGATATCAGAGGCCCCATGCCAGCCTAAGCTAGCACCAATAGTCGGCAGCTCCTTCTCTCTTACGATTGAAGGAGTCCGCCAACTCCGCCCAAGTTGGGAATGTATGTTCCTCAACATACAATCCCAACTCACATTCCTCAACGAGCTGCCGAAGCATTCGTTTCTTCACTTCAAATATCTCCTGTCCAAAGTGAAAATACGCTCTCACAGCGTCACTAATAACAGTAATAGCTGCTTCTTTCCGAGTGATAGATTTACTCTCCACTCCAATCATTAACATCTTAATAATGGAGTCTTCGGGAAGGGGAGCGGTGAAATCCTGCAAATCAGGATCCCATCGCCAAGAGCGCTTGAGAAAAGTGCATTCATCAATGTGAATGTAAGGGCGGGAAACTTCCTCTTTGTCTGCCATAGTGTACGTTATACCTACAAAGGCCAAAACGTTCTGAATGACAGTGTGATTAAACCATGGGCACTCTGGAGAAATTCCCATGATGTTATCATCACCATAAGTCATCAGACTAACATACTTCTTGAAGTCCTTTGCAGAACCATCAGGAGAGACAGATGCATAACAATACCTCATATAGAGGCTGTTAGCGAGGGAATTCAATATAACAGTGAGGGGATGGCCAGATGGAAGAGTTCCGAGGAACTCCACCAAATCACCAAAGAAATTATACCAAGGGAAAGCAGCATCTTCAGCAATTCCATGTAAAATCTTCAAATCATCAAGGGAAAACTTACCCTTTGAACATACTGCAATGATAATATCGAAAGCAGCAAGAATCATCAAGGAAAACATGGACTTATCATAAAAGGCATAATCTCCAGCCGCCATTCGATCCTTCCCATGTTTGGTCAAGATCTTATAGAGGATTCCCCATTCAGGCGATGTGGCATCTACACCAGGAGCAGCTTCAAAAAGAACATGGCGCTTGTAGAAAAGACGTGTGAAAGCTAAAGTAAACATTCGAACAACAATAGAGTGATCCACAGGACTTCCCGCAAAAATGCGAGTCTTCTTAGCATCAATCTTTGCTTGCTTCACAGGTTCATCTTTGAAACAGGCATCACTTACAGGACAAGCTCTCTTACCCTCACGATAGGCTTCAATTATCTTCTCAACCCTCTCCATAATTTCGGAAGAGAACTCAATAGGATCTTGCAGGCCATGAGCAGGGGGTATTTTTTCAAAGAACCACTTCTTATTGCGTTTCCAAGGGAAACCAGCAGAAGTGTTTCTTTTAATCTTGTCAACGAAAGCAACACCTTCAGCACCATTAACTGCTGTAAATACATCATATGGATGAAGAGAGTCGAAATCATCTGAACTTAATCCAGACAGAATATCGTTAATAAAATCTTCTTTGACTCTATCAACAATGATGGATTCAAGCGAGACGCAGGTTTCAGCATTTCCTTCAGCTGAACATGTTTTGGTTCCCAACCATTCATAACAGGCTTACCATATTTTAAGGAATAGCCACGTTTCTGTAAGGCTTCACATAGAAGGGTTGGGCGAACACGAGATTTCATTTCTGCTTGATGTGCATTAAGAGACCCATATACACGCGCTGTCCCATCAGGAATAAACCTGAAAGGACTTTTGCGATGTAAAGGACCAAGCTCATGAGGAGCAGAAGGAGCACTCAACATAGGTTCTCCATCTTGCACTTCATAGGGCTGACAATCCCGCACAAGAAGCTCGGCAAAATCTCGGTTTATTGGGGCTGCTGTACATTCATCCTTATACCCAGCATTATGAATGCCAAGTAATACAGGACCCATAGGCGTCTTAGAAACCATGAGCAATCCACAATCACCACGTTCAGTTGCGCGACTTGGATGACCTTTCCACAAAGTAAAAATTCGTGGACTACCATCTGGAGACAGATATGGAGTCTGATCAGATTTGAATAGTATCTCTTGAGATATTCTCATCCTTTCGACATCCTCAGTATAAGGGTTTCCATGAAAATCTCTACCAATATAGTAACCTTCATGAACTCCCCCTATGTTCTGTCCAAAGTATTGGCAGATATTTGACCGCGTAGGAAGACCTCTAAGGGTCAAAACAGCTAAATCAAGAGCAGGGAAGCGGCGTACACACTCTTGCGTTAAACGCAAGGTTACATGGTCACCAATTCCATTTTCTTGACCATCACACCTGACTCGCAAATCAAACTCTGGGTCATCACAAATAGCATGATTATTTGTGATCCAGACTTTGCCACCAAGACATACACCGCGCACAGGAGAACGTTCAGTTTGAGTTTCATCACCAACCCTGATGGTGGAAAAAGCGGCTATGTTCTTTAATAAAAGTCTCCGAATCTGTTCATCGGGAAGAGCTTTCCACGAACGACTCTTTGGGGAAACTTCAAAAGAAGTAGTCTCATATTCCTCCTTATACCAAGGATTTGGCTTCTCATCACCAAACGCTTTAGGTTTTTGACCTATGTCCATAACAGACTGAACTTTACCTTGAGCAACATATTTCCTGGGAGAAGGAGTCTTAGGCTTAATGGGGGCCCTCTTCTCCTCTTCAGGAGCATTAAAGCTCATATTCATAGTAAAATAGTCATATGTTTTTTTTAGTATAATACCAGCAGTAATACCAGCAGCAACTTTTAAAAGAAATGACTTAGTTCCAATCTGCTTCTGGACTGAATGGCCAAGACGACGAATATATCTTCGACCAAAACCTTCATTCCAAACGCAGTGCTTTACCTTGGAGTAAGCATAGTCACGTCCAAACAAGCAATCAATTAACCATCTAAAGAAGAAAAGGTGGACATAGAGCCACCAGAACAATAAAGTTAAAAGCATAGGTGTGGAACGTAAACGTTCTTCTTTCACCTTTTCAGCAATAATTGCCTTTGCTTCTCTCTCAATATGCCCTTTAGCCCCTGCCCACAAATTTCTATAAACATTAGGGCGGAAGGCTGTTAATTCAGGACCAGTTCCAGATTGTGTTATAAGCTTCTTCTCAATGGGCTTCAATGTGGGTTTGTCAATATTACAGCACCCACGACTCCAACATGGAGTGTAAAGTCCATCCTCCTTACAGAAACTACATAGACCTCCGGCTTCCATTTTTCGATTTACTTCCATGGCTGAATCCTGTGTTAGCTCATATTTCATAGCTTCAACAGAAAACCATTGAATAAACTTATAAATGTCATCAAAGGTCTCATAGTCCTCAAGAACACCACACTGCCTATTTCCATCAGAAGCAACCTTCACTTCCTTCACATTGATGATCCAGAAGTTAGGGTAATGACCCTCAGGCAATTCTTTGGAATAAGCTGATGCTATAGCAGTATCAAATCTTCCATCTGCACGCTTAAATTCATCTTTGACCTTGACGTCCAAGACCCAAGGAAATCTACGTTGAATAGCGCCAGGGCAGGAAAAATATGCTTTAGCATTCAAATGAATGGTGTTGGTAGAAGCAATAACAAGTCTACTCATAAGTGGGGTTCTGCCCTTATCCTCAAGTGCTGCCTGGATGGGAACAAATGGGACATTGTTCACAACCTGCAACATCTCAAGGAGTGTGGGATCACCTTGTTGTGCCTTTTCAGGCAAAAGAAAGGCAATATCATCAAGCTGAACACACCACTGATAGGAGTTAAAATTCACCCAAAACTTATCAATTGAGTTTCTAGTGTATTTAAACTCGGAA